CTGCTGAAGCTATTAGAGATTAACACTTGGGCTATTCGTTTCAATGACATCAATGAACGCAATGAAACGCAGCGCCTCAACAACCTTCAGGTTAAGGCCAACATCCTTACCTCTCTCCAGTCGGCGGGCGTGGAAGTGGACATAGATGAGAATGGCGAACTGGTCTTCCCGAAGACCGCGGAGGTGGTGCGTCAGGATTTTCCAAGTCCTTCCCCGGAGTCGCTGGAGGCCGAGGCGCCAAGCGTACCAGCGGATATATTGAACGAGTTGCCCGAGAACTCCGAAGTGTAATCCGCGAGGAACTGGCCCCGCTACGGACCACGCAGACAGAGGCGGGATTGCGTGCTGCGGTAGATAATTTCAGCATCCTGCTGGCGCGCAGGATGAAGGCGGCGGTTGATGATGACATTACCAACGCCTTCAAGCACGGTGTTACAAGTGCCTACACGGAATTGCGCGGCACGAAGAACAAGGTAGAGATAGACACAGCGGACAAGGAACTTGTGCGCAGCCTTCAGGGCGAACCTCACTTCTCCCGTAGTTACAATAGCTATCAGGATGGCCTGCGTGAATCACTCCAGCGCACCATCTCTATCGGTATTGCGGATGGGCAGTCCATCTCGCAGATAGTGTCCGAGATGGGGAAGTCGGCTAATTTGCAGACATACAAACTGGTACGGTTAGCACGGACAGAGATTAACAATATCTACAATGAGGGGCGTCTGCGGGGCTACCTGAAGGGCGAGAAGGAACTGAAGCGCCAGTTCAAGTATCGGCTGATAGTTATGCAGGACAGGCGCACCTGCCGGGCGCATCTGGAGTTAGCAGCGCGCGTCCCCGGCAACGGTCTGATACTGAATGACCTGATAGCGATACAGCAGGAAGTGGGGAATCGTTATGGGCTATCCTTAAAGGGACACTCCCTTTTGCATCCTAACCAGCGCACGGTGCTGGTGAGGGCATAATGGGAAGCAACCGTTGTCAGAAGTGCTTGCGTGGGGCAATGACTGTCCACGTTGGAGTCCACGGGCTTTGTAATGAGTGTGAAACGGAACGGGCTTGGAAGAACAGTAAGCGAGTGACAACGCAACAACGCTATGCCCAGATGCGTAACAGGCTATATTTGAAGAAGAAGAAGGAGTTGGAGATGCGCCTTGCGGAAACGGAAGGGCGGTAACTGTGCTGAAGATGAAGGTGCGCAACGCACCCGAGGTTGCTACTGTTATCAAAGACTTACCGGAGATAATCAAGGAGTCCCTGAACAACGCTATGTTCACAATGGGGACAGACATACAGCGGGCGGCAGAGGAAAACCTCGCCAGCCCCTACCCCAAGGGACCGAAAAGCAAGCGCAACCTTGCGCAGAGTATCGAGATGGAGAGTGACCGCGAAGCCCGCCGTTACGAGATAGGCAGTCGCCTGAAATATGCCAAACACGTTGAGTTTGGTACTGGCCCTCATATCAGTTCTACTGGTAAGGCGGAGTTCGAGAGAAGCCTGCGTGACTGGTACAACTATATCAATCCCGGCATTCCTTATGAGGCCGTGAAGAAAGCGATACAGCGCCGTGGCCTGCCTCCACGCCCTTACCTGCGTCCGGCCTTCGTAAAGGAACGGGGCAACTTCCCCATCACTTTCGCCGATGAACTGATACGCCTGTTACCGCCTTCAATAAAGTGAAATGGTGAGTGTATCAGGGGCTAAAACGTCCACCAGAAGCAGAACAGACTTGTTTAGCATATAAAGGATTTCCGGAAATGCATCAGTGCTTATTAATTGGAGGACACTCCAAAGGCGTGGCAGTCGCAGAAGAAACGGGTTGGCAAATTTACCGACCCGAGTGGTATAACAGCCGCGTGATGGAAACATTCATCTCTTCTCCTACCGTGGATAAACAGGGCGACCTGATACCCACAAAGACCATCAAAGAAGCGATGGACTTCTATATGAAATATGGAGTCTATTCATATCGGCACGAAGAACAGCCGATTGGCCTGCCTTTAGCCTATAAAATTATAGGTGGTAAAATCAAGATAAGGGTCGGCGTTCACGACCAATTACCGATGCACGATAATGTCTGGACTGAAATAAAGCAGTTCGGCCCTAACGGTGCCAGCAGTATCCGGGGAGAGGCTACTGACCAAGAAAAGATTTGTTATTCGGAAGACGACTGCCACACCCGAATCAACGAACTGTCCCTCTGGTCTGTGTCTTGGGTGGGCGATTCGCCTGCCAACCCGGATGCCAAGGTCACGGATGTGTCAATGGCGAAGACGACATTAATGTCGCGTACAGCAAATGAAGCGGCCGATTTGCATACGGAAGCCGGCACCAGCGGCCGATTTGCATACAGCAAAGGTGACGTTTTGCATACTGCCTGTATGCAATGCGGCGGGGATTTGGAGAAGAAGATTGGCAAGCGCGGTAGCAAATGGTGTATTCTCCACCATCGCACTCCCGGTAAGATAGGCAAACCAATACCGGGCGGCTGCCACCCAACCAAGGCCGAAGCGGAGAATCACCACCGTGCTATCCTCGCCCGCCGCTTTGGCAAATCCAAGGCGCTGCTGTCTGACATCCATAAGCAGTTGCGCCTTGCCAAGTGCGAGAAACTGTTGGCACAAGTAACGACTATGGTCGAGAAAAAGCCCAAGAAGAAGCCGACCGAGGGCATTGGAAGGCCGCCCGAAACGTGGTTCAATAACTGTCGCTTTAACGCGCGTAAGATTGGCAGGCTGCCCGGTCGTCGTCAAGTCAGGGATGAGAGGGCGTGGTGTAGTGAACTCTGGTACAACCCCGGCCGCTTCGACCAGACTTACAACAAACCCGATGGTTCAAAGGGCCGCACATCCGGGTATGAACTGCGCAATGCTGTTGGCCGTTCAAGCTGGAATCCGGGCAAACCAAAGGGCTAATTCCGGAAACTCTCTTTCATTTATATAATAACAGCGCCCTGAAGCGATATGACCGTTTGCACCTGTGGCGCGACAGCCAAGGACACCGAAGCCGATGAAGCCGAGGATGTCAAAGTCGAAGCAGACACCTCGGAAGCGCTGGAAGAACCTGTGCTTGAAGAGGACGTTGACAAGGAAGATGACCTTGTTAAAGACCTCGAAGACACACTCCTCAAACTGAAGGAAGTGCTGGCCTATCTGGAAGAGATGGGTGGTGCTGACGAGAAGGCCGAGGACGAAGAGGAACTCGAAGAAGAGGAAGACGAGGAACCAGCCGAGGAGGAGGAGGAAGAGGAGAAGTCCGAACCCGCCCCCGCCGAGAAGGTTGAAGACCTTGAAAAGGCACTCGGAGTACTGAAGACTCACGGCATCAACATATATGCAGGCAAGAAGCGCACCCCCGCGACGAAGCCACGTTCCACTCCCAAACCCACCAACTGGACAGAGTTCAGCAAATCGCTGGAAGACATAGACCTGCTTGTTGAGAGGGCTGGAGGTAACTAAAATGGCTGGAATGACACTATCCGAGTATGTGAACGCATACTACGGCGGCACGCTTGGCATCTCCAAGCGTTATGGCATCAAGAAGGCGGACGACCCGCTAACCACGGCTGACACCACCTACTTCAACACGATGTATGGCGCGGCTGTGTACAACAATCTGAATACCAAGTCAGAAATCTTCAAACTTCTCCGTAAGGAAGGTTGGACACAGAGTGGCTGGCGCGTGCTTACTGCCCGCGGCACCACGACTTCCGGCGCACCCGAGGGCGGCACTTTCGGTGCTACCGGCAACGATGTTGAGGGCGATGTCCCTGACCTTGTAGAAGTGAATGCCACTATGAAGGAAGTAGTCACGCCGTGGGATGTCAGCACCCGTGCTGAAATGCTGGCGGAAGCCGACGACGGAGTGAAGGGGCTTTCGGCCTTCCTGCGCCGTGAACAGGCAGAGGCCCACACTTACTACATTGACTCGCAACTGACGACCGACAGCGACACTCCTGCTGGCGACGATTTCGAGTCGCTGGACAGGATACCGTGGACGGATGCGGCTAACACCGCTGTCAGTAACAGCGCGGCTACCGATGCAGACGTATGGGGTGCATCTACGGGTGTTGACCGTTCAGCCGTAAGTTGGGCGGACGGCTATGTGAACCACAACAGCGGTACCGACCGTGCGCTGACTACGGCGATGCTGGATGCCGCTATCCAGAACGCGCTGGAGAACGGCGTCAACTACGACGACCTGCTTCTGCTTACCGGCCACGACACGATGCAGGACATCAAACAACTTCTGAACGCCAGCAGCACTTCAACGTGGCGCTACGACCTCGGCCCAATGGGGCAGTCGGCCCAGAATGGGGTTAGCAGCGAAACAGGAATGAACCTCGACAGTCGTGTTGGCTACTACGACAGTATTCCAATCTACGTCAGCCAGCACATCCCGAAGGATGTCACCAGCCGTGTCTATCTACTGGATATGGCTAACCTCTACTTCAAACTGGCCGCACCAACCACCTACGTCTCAAACGAAGACCTTGGTATTACCAAGAAACTCGCCAAGGATTTCGCCTTCATTACTGCGGGCGAACTCATTTGCACCAAGTTCAAGACGCAGGGTATGATAAGGGATTTGACGTAGAGTGGTGAGGGTCGTTAAATGGTTCGTATCACCAATATTACTGACAAGTTCCTTCACCGTCGGCTACATAACGGGGAAGGGCTGGGCTGGAACCCCGGTGAAACCCGTGAGGTGGATGATGAGTTCCTTGTGGAACAACTCAAAGGCAAGTCGGCAGCGTTTCACATCGAAGGTGAAGTCAGCCCGGCGAGTCACCTCCCGCAGCCTATCGTGGGCCGCAGACCGAACCGCCCCATCCCCCCCGAAGCGGAAGAAAAAGTAGGCGCGGGGCCGGTACCCACTCCCCCGAAGCGCCGCCGTAAGAAGGCCCGCAGCAAGGGGCTTCGCAAGAAGGCGGACGAACACCCCGGTATGATATGCGGCAAGGCGCATCCGGGCATGAAGCACGATGACTGGAAGGCGAAGAAGGTAAAGAAGATGGGCATTGGCATTGACCTCGATGGCGACGGAAAGGTTGATGTCGTTGTCGGGGGCGACTGATGGCGAATACGGAAACAAAGACGAGGATTAGTTCAACGCTAAAGACGCTGCTTGTGGAAAACGCAGCGACGGCGTTCTCTGGAAGCACGGTGATGATTTCGACTGTTGGGATTGAGGCCTTCGACCGGGCCACCATCCAGATTAGAAATCTCGGAATGGGGGCGACCATAACTGGACAGGTGTGGGGAAGTTTGTATGATGGGCCGGATGCAACGCCGGTAACAAATTCCAAGTGGGTTCAAGTTGGAGATGACATTACCATAGCAAACAACACCGGGGCTTTGAAGGCCATTTCGACTACTGGTTTAAGGCAGCTTGCGATTACGATGACCATTGCATCTGGTACGCCGACATACCCAGTAGGCGATTGTAAGGTCTTCTTACAAGGGACAATATAGTGAATGCCGAAGGCGACTTTGGCAGAACAGCTTTTTAACCGGGTTTATGATGCCGGCTACGGCGCGGCGATGACCAGCGTATATAC